TACTGGTATTGTTACTGCTGCTGCTTTTGTAGGTCCTTTGACTGGAAATGTTGATGGAACTACTGGTACATTTAGTGGAGATGTAAGTGCTGCTAATGCTACATTTACTGGAGATGTATCCATAGGTGGCACATTAACATATGAAGATGTTACTAGTGTTGATGTTGTTGGATTAATTACTGCTAGAAGTGGAATAGATTTAGGTGGGTCTAATATTGTAAGAATTGATGGTGCTACTTCTACTAAAACATCAACAGCACAAGCATCTATTGATACCTTTGATGCTGAAACATATTCAGCAGCAACTTATCAAGTTCAGGTTAAGAGAGGAAGTGATTATCATACTAGCTCTATAAATTTAGTTCATGCTGGAGGTACTGTTTATATCAGTGAATATGGAACAATTAAGACAGGAGCTAGTCTTGCTAGTTTTGATGCTGACTTAAACAGTGGTAATATTAGGTTGTTAGCAACACCTACTTCTAGTGATTCTACAGTCTTTAAAGTTTTTAGAACAACTATGAATGCCTAAATATTAAAAAAGTGTCTGAGAAAGATGGCAAGTCCTATTGTTAATAAAGTATTAGATAGAATAGAAGGAGAAAAATCTCTGAATATTCTAGAATCAAACTTTGATACATCTCGTCCTAAATTGTGGGCAAGAGCTAAAGAATTAGCTGAAGAAAGATTTGGTGTATATGGAGTTAAGGCACATTCATGGGCATATAAGTGGTATGAACAAAAGGGTGGAACTTTTATAGAACATCATCAAAAAGATGCTGATGGTAATACTATTCCTCATGAAGAAATAAATGAATCACCTTATGGGTATAGTGAAAGAGAATTTAATATGCTAACTAGCGTTCCTAGACACCCTAAAGGTAGTAAAGTTACTTATAGGGGAGGGAAAAAGGTAGTAACTAGTAAAGATGGGAAAGAAATGAAAGCACGTCCTGGTAAGGATGGAAATATTAGGTATGAGGAAGTAGAACTTGAAGAAGTAGCAACAACTAGGATTCCTGCTCAGAATGGAAATGTATATGAGTTAATGTATAGTTGGAGAGGAAAGAGTTATTTTTGTAAGATGTTCTTCCCACAACCAGGAAAGCCTAGTAAGGATGAAGTACAGGCAGCATTAACTAAAGTATATCCTAGTGCTATTTTGAGAAATTGTTATATATCATCTGTTAATTATGGAGACCCTTATATCCATGCAGGTGCAGGGGACGGTTTTACTGACAAATAATTTGAGGTTATAATTATGAGCACTGCAGACATATATCTTGGTAATCCCAATTTAAAAAAGGCGAATACTCAGGTTGAATTCACTGCTGATGATATTGAGGAGTTTATAAAGTGTAAGGAAGACCCTGTATACTTTGCAATGAATTACGTCAAGATTGTGACGTTGGATGAGGGTCTTCAACCATTTCAACCTTATCATTTTCAAGAAAGATTAATTAATAATTTTCATCATAATAGATTTAACATTTGTAAGATGCCTCGTCAGACAGGTAAATCTACAACTGTTGTGGCGTTCTTACTTCATTATGCTGTTTTTAATGCTAGTGTGAATATTGGTATTCTTGCTAACAAAGCAGCAACTGCTAGGGAACTTTTAGGTAGACTACAGATTGCTTATGAGAATTTACCTAAATGGATGCAACAAGGTATTATCTCTTGGAATAGAGGTTCATTGGAGTTAGAAAATGGGTCTAAAATCTTGGCAGCTTCCACTTCTGCTAGTGCTGTTAGGGGTATGTCTTTCAACATACTATTCTTGGATGAGTTTGCTTTTGTTCCCAATCACATCGCTGATGACTTCTTTAGTTCTGTTTATCCTACTATTACTTCTGGTAAAAGCACAAAAGTAATAATAGTTTCAACTCCTCATGGTATGAATCACTTCTACCGTTTGTGGCATGATGCTGAAAGGCAAAAGAATGAGTATATTCCAACTGATGTTCATTGGACTGAAGTTCCTGGTAGAGATGAGAAATGGAAAAAGCAAACTATTGCAAACACTTCAGAGCAACAGTTTAAAATTGAGTTTGAATGTGAATTCTTAGGATCAGTTGATACTCTTATTGCTCCTAGTAAATTAAGGAGTTTAATATATGAACAACCTATACAAAGAAATGCTGGTCTGGACATATATGAAGAACCAGTATCAAAGCATGATTATGCTATTACTGTAGACGTTGCTAGAGGAGTTTCTAAAGATTATTCAGCATTTGTAATTATTGACATTACAAAGTTTCCTCACAAAGTGGTAGGAAAGTATAGGAATAATGAAATTAAACCAATGTTATTCCCAAGTGTTATACAAGAGATAGGAAAGAAATATAATAATGCATTTGTATTATGTGAAGTGAATGATGTTGGAGACCAAGTAGCATCTATATTAAATTATGATATGGAATATACTAATTTACTTCAATGTTCTATGAGAGGTAGAGCAGGTCAAGTTGTAGGACAGGGTTTCTCTGGAAAGAAAACACAACTTGGAGTAAAAATGTCTAAGACTGTGAAAAAGGTAGGTGCTCTTAACTTAAAGACTATTATTGAATCAGATAAATTAATATTCAATGATTATGAAATATTAAGTGAGTTAACTACTTTTATCCAAAAACATAATTCGTTTGAGGCAGAAGAAGGATGTAATGATGACCTTGCAATGTGTCTTGTAATATATGCTTGGTTAGTTGCACAGGATTACTTTAAAGAATTAACAGATCAAGATGTTAGAAAGAGATTATATGATGAACAAAAGAATCAAATAGAACAAGATATGGCTCCATTTGGTTTTATGAGTGATGGATTAGATGGTGAGAATACTTTTGTAGATGATGATGGTACTAGATGGTTTACTGATGAATATGGAGATAAAGGTGGTGGAGTAGATATGAGTTATATGTGGGAGTATATGTAATGTTACAGAAATTAAAAAAAGCATATGTTAATTTTACAGTTGCATTTGCAGTACCTTTAATTGTATTCAGTAATGTTTCTGGTGTTTATACTGGATGGAGAGACAGACAGTATGAAATGTTTGAGAAAAGAGAATTGTGTGCAAAGTTAGTAAAACAAGGTGCAGTTACTTCACAGTTTTGTAATGAAGAAATCAAATGGGGACACGGACCACAAGCAGAGTTTGATTATAGAGTTACACCAATATTCAAACAGATTGATTTAGCTGGCATTTATATAAATGGATGGTTTATGGTAGTTTGGGATTGGGTTTGGATTAGAGTGGTAAATTTTGAAACATGGTTAAAGACTATGTAATCAATGAAAACTAAGAAACAAGTTATTAATCTTATAAGGATTGTAATCTTATTCCAGTTAGGAATAGTAGGAGCAACTATATTTGGTTGCTTTTTACCTGGTAAGACATGTGATTCAGATGTAAAGCAACATATTGCCAACATGATGACTGTTATAACTACTTCTACATTTGCACTTTATGCTGCTGAGAAGTAATGGATTTAATAGATGAACAAATTAAACTAAGTCATTTATTATTCTCTGAAAGGAAGTGTAGAATTTGTGGAGAAGTAAAGGACTTAGTAAGTGATTTTTATTTAACTAGAAAAGAAAGAGGAACTTTACCATCTGCTTATTCTTATGAATGTAAGATATGTACAGTAAGAAGAGTAGTAGAGAATAGAAAGAAACATAAAACTTTTGCAGACTGGTCATATCCTGATTGGTAATGTTCGTGCGAAGCTTCCCCTCTGAAAACATCGAAAACAATAAATATTTTCAGATAAACTGAGACTTTCGGAGACAAAAACATGGCGACTCCTCAATTATCTCCTGGTGTATTAATCAGGGAAGTTGATCTTACAGTCGGAAGAGCCGAGAATGTATTAGATAACATTGGTGCTATTGCAGGTCCATTCAAAATTGGTCCTGTTGATGAAGTTGTAGATATTCAGACTTCACAACAATTTATCGATACATTTGGTAAGCCACTTTCATCTGATAGACAATATGAGTATTGGATGGCTGCTTCATCCTTCCTATCATACGGAGGAGTACTTAAGGTAGTTAGAGCTAGTAATACTAACTTGAATAATGCCAATGCTGGTGTTGGTATTGCATCTACTACTGCTTTGCAGATTTACAATAAGGACGATTACGAAGGTAATCATGCTACTGCTACAGACTTTACATATTCTGCTAAGAACCCAGGTAATTGGGCAGACTCAATGAAGATCTGTACAATAGATGATTTAGCAGACCAAACCATTGGTATTACTACAGATGATCCAAATAGTGCTGGTATAGTAATAGGATATGGTGTTACACAATCAATAGATGATACTGTTTCTGTTGGTGTTGGAACAACAGCATCTTTCAAAGGTTTCATAAAAGGAATTATTACTGGTGTATCAACTGATTCAACAGATAGTAGAAGTACATTTGATGTTAAGATTACTTCACAAGTCTCATATGCTGGAACAGAAACTGCTATAACATATGCAGAAAGTGATCCTGGTAAATCATTCTCTGTATCAAGTACTAATAAAGTCTTCTTTGTTAACAACTCTGGTATTAATACTGGTGGTGGAGGTGCTACTGGAGTAGACTATGCAACTCAAACTGCAGTTGACTGGTATGATCAACAGACTCTAGGGTTAACAAACTCAACAGTTTACTGGAAAGCAATTGCTGGTAAGCCTAAGACAAGTAATTATGTCTCAGAGAGACAAGGTAAAAATGATACAATGCATATAGTCATTGTAGATGATACTGGTTCAATTACAGGAATTCAAGGAAATATTCTTGAGAAGCATACATTCCTTTCTAAAGCAAAGGATGCATCTGCAGATGGTGAATCTGGTAAGAAGACTTACTATAAGGATTACCTTGTAGATAATTCATCTCAAATATATGCTGGATATAACCCATCACAAGGTGCTGATGCTTATTGGTTAACTTCACCTAAAGCAAATGGATTCTCAGCAAGTTATACTAAGGTAACAACTGCTGATGGTCTTTGGGGATTAGACGCACAAGGAGTTAACTTTAGTAGTCTAGGAAACAACACTTACTCACTGGGTGGTGGAGTCAACTATAGTGCTACTCAAGGAATGAGTGCAGATCTAGGAGACTTAATCAATGCTTATGATAAGTTCTCTAATAAAGATGATGTTGCAGTTGACTTCCTAATCATGGGACCAGGTTGCACTAAGGAGAGTGAAACTCAAGCAAAAGCAAATAATCTTCTATCAATTGCTGGTAGTAGAAAGGATTGTGTTGCTTGTATTTCTCCTCATAGAGCAAATGTTGTTAATGTTACTAACACAACAACACAGACCAATAATCTACTGAAATTCTTCAGTCCACTTTCCTCATCTTCTTATGGTGTATTTGATAGTGGATACAAGTACATGTATGATAGATTTAACAATGAGTTCCGTTGGATACCATGTAATGGAGATATTGCTGGATTGATGGTAAGAACAGGAATCAATGCATATCCTTGGTTCTCACCTGCTGGTCAGCAAAGAGGTATACTTAACAATGCTGTTAAGTTAGCATATACTCCTAATAAGGATCAAAGAGATCTTCTTTATTCTTCAAGGATTAACCCAATTATTAACCAAAAGGGTCAGGGAATTCTACTCTTTGGTGATAAGACTGCTCTGGGTTATGCATCTGCATTTGATAGAATTAATGTTAGAAGACTATTCCTTACAGTAGAGCAAGCACTTGAGGGTGCAGCAAATGCTCAACTCTTTGAACTTAATGATGTTAACACAAGATCAAACTTTGTTAATATTGTTGAACCATATCTAAGGGATGTACAAGCTAAGAGAGGTTTATATGACTTCCTAGTTGTTTGTGATGAAACAAATAACACCCCTGATGTTATTGATAATAATGAATTTAGAGCTGATATTTACTTGAAGCCTGCCAAGTCTATCAACTATGTCACTCTAACCTTCGTTGCCACCAGAACTGGTGTTGCATTTGAAGAAATTGTAGGAACTGTTTAACCATTATATTAAATAACATAAGGAGGATCAAAAACAATGGCTGAAACAAGGACACTCTCACAATTTAAAGCAAAACTAGCAGGTGGTGCTGCTAGAGCCAATCTCTTTGAAGTATCAATTCCTACTTTCCCATCTTCCATTTCTGGAGCATGGGGACCTGGTGATGATGCTGAGAATGGCATCTTTAAATTTTTATGTAAGTCAGCAAATCTACCTGCTTCAAATATAGGTAGTATTGACATTCCTTTTAGAGGAAGAATCTTAAAAGTTGCTGGAGACAGAACATTTGATGACTGGACAGTATCAGTTATCAATGATGAGGACTTTAAACTAAGAACTGCATTTGAGCAGTGGGCAAATGTTATGAGTAAGTTGGATGATGCAACTGGTGTTACTAATCCATCTTCTTACATGACTGATGCTTATGTTCAACAATTAGGTAGAGGTGCTACAGCTTTCTCTGATGGAAATCAAGGAGGAGAGTCTTCAACCTTAAGAACATACAAGTTCTATGATCTTTTCCCAACAACAGTTGGTGAAATTGCACTAAGTTATGATAGTAGTGATGAAATAGAACAGTTTGACGTAACCTTTAAAGTTCAGTACTTCACAATTGGTAATTCACTACAATCTAGTGGTTCTGGTGGAGAGGTTTTAATTAGTTGATAAATAGGTTATAATAGTATAAAAGAAGTTATACGATGGCGAGATTATTTGGATTCTCAATTGAAGATACCGAAAAAACACCCCCAGGGCTGGTATCTCCTGTCCCTCCTAACAATCAGGATGGATCGGAGCACTACGTAAGTTCTGGGTTTTTTGGTGGCGGTTATGTAGATATTGAAGGAATTTATAAGACAGAGAATGATTTACTAAGAAGATATCGTCAGATGTCTTTATATCCAGAGTGTGATAGTGCCATTGAAGATATTGTAAATGAAGCAATTGTATCAGATACAAATGATAGTCCTGTACAAATAGAATTATCAAATTTAAATGCAAGTGATGGTATAAAGAAGAAGATAAGAGAAGAATTTAGTTTTATACTTGAGTTATTAGATTTTGATAAAAAATCTCATGAAATTTTTAGAAACTGGTATATTGATGGAAGACTCTATTATAATAAAGTTATAGATCAAAAAGCACCTCATGAAGGTATACAAGAATTAAGATATATTGATGCTGCTAAGATGCGTTTTGTCCGCCATATGAAAAAGGATAAAAATGCAGGTAGTGGTGGAATGCTTGCAAGAGAAGATGTAACAGCATATAATTTCCCAGAAATAGAAGAATATTTCATTTATACTCCTAAAGGAAATCAAAGTGGTCCTACTTATACTTCCAGTGGGGGAAATCCTGCAAAGGGAATTAAGATGACTCGTGATTCTATCACCTATTGCACTTCTGGATTAGTAGATAGAAATAAGGGATCAACTCTTTCTTGGTTACATAAAGCAATTAAACCACTCAATCAGTTAATGATGATTGAGGATAGTCTTGTAATTTATAGATTATCAAGAGCACCTGAAAGAAGAATATTTTATATTGATGTAGGTAATCTACCAAAAGTTAAGGCAGAACAATATCTCAGAGATGTAATGATGAGGTATCGTAATAAGTTAGTTTATGATGCTAATACTGGTGAGATGCGTGATGATAAGAAATTTATGAGTATGATGGAAGATTTCTGGCTTCCTAGAAGAGAAGGTGGTAGAGGAACAGAAATTACTACTTTACCTGGTGGTCAAAATCTTGGAGAAATTACTGATATTAATTACTTCCAGAAGAAATTATACAAGTCATTAAATGTTCCTGAAACTAGAATTGGTGGAGAAGGTGGATTTAATCTTGGAAGATCTTCTGAAATCTTAAGAGATGAAGTAAAATTCAGTAAGTTTGTGGGTAGAATGAGAAAGAGATTTTCTCACTTGTTTAGTGATATGCTAAAAACACAATTACTTCTAAAGAATGTAATTACTCCAGAAGATTGGAATATAATGGAAGATCATATTCAATATGACTTCTTATATGATAATCATTTTGCTGAACTTAAAGATGCTGAACTTCTACAAGAAAGACTTAATCTTGCTGGTGCAGCAGATCCATATGTTGGTAAATACTACTCTGCTGATTATGTAAGAAGACATATTCTTCGTCAAACTGATGGAGAAATTATAGAGCAAGATGAACAAATAGAAAAAGAAATTAAGGATGGTGTAATTCCAGATCCAAATGCTCCTGTTGATCCTGCAACTGGAATGCCTTTAGATCCAGCAGCACCTCAAATTAATGGAGATATGGGTGCAAATCCTGTAGATCCTGCTCCACAAGAGAAAAAAATTGAACCTCCCAAGGGTGGGGAGATATAAATAACCCTACAACGTTGTATTATTGATTTTTTAAAACATGGAAGAATTAATGGATTTGATGGTGAATGATGAATCACCCTCACAAATTAGTGACAAGATAAAAGATCTTCTTTATTCAAAGAGTGCAGATAAAATTTCTGGTATTAGACCAGAAGTTGCAGCACAATTATTTGATAATGATGAGGAGATTGATGACGAAGTAGATACAGAAGTTGAATCTGAATTAGAAGTTGAGAATGAAACTGAGGTTGAAACTGAGGAAGAACCTGTAGAACAGGGCGTAGAAAATTAATAAATAACTAACGTATAGGACTATTGTAATTTAAAATAATGGCATTTAATCCCGTCAGTACTGGTGCTTCTTTGGCGGTTGCAGTCAATGGTAGTTCCGTAACCACTGGTTCTTTTGAACAACACAAATCAGATACTCTAAGAGTAACTAGTAATGTTGATTCTCTTGTAGCAGTTGGTATAGGTTCTACAAATGCTGCATCAGCAGGTAGTGTTTTTATAAAAGGAGGAGAGACTGTAAATATCAATACAGGAAGACCTTCATCTAATAGAGTCACTGGAATAACCACTAGTGGAACAAATACAACTGTTACTTTTGCAGAAGGAACTGGTTGCCCATTCTACGTAGGACAACTTATTACTGTAAGAACAAACAGTGTTCCTGATAAGCATTGGGAATTTGCCAATAAGATTATTACTAGTATTGATACTACTGCTAATGTTGCTAGTACACAAATAACAGTTGCTAATGATTATGGAATTGGTGCTGGTGCAACTGCCTTTACACAATCCAATACAATATCCAATACTGAAGCAAGAGCAGATTTAGTAGTTTCCTGTAAAGGAGCTGCTGCAAATGCTCAACTTGGAGCACTATATTATCAACAAGTTCAAGTCTCGGGGGATGCCTGATGAAACTCATTAGAGAAGAAATAGAAACAGTTGACTTTATCGTTGAAGAACGTAATGGTAAAAAGTCATTGTATATTGAAGGTATTTTCCTCCAAGGTGATATCCAGAATCGTAATGGAAGAATGTATCCAATGGAAACCTTGAAAAAGGAAGTACAAAGATACAATGAATCTAATATTGTAACTGGAAGAGCACTTGGTGAACTTGGTCATCCAGAAGGTCCTACTGTTAATCTTGATAGAGTTTCACATAAAATTGTTTCTCTAAAAGAAAGTGGTACTAACTTTATTGGTAAGGCAAAAATTATGAATACCCCAATGGGTAACATTGCTAAAAACCTTATTGATGAAGGTGTAAAACTGGGTGTTTCTTCAAGAGGAATTGGTTCATTGAAGCCAACTCGTGAAGGATATAATGTGGTAAGTGATGACTTTATGTTATCAACTGCTGCAGATATAGTGGCAGACCCTTCTGCACCTGATGCTTTTGTTGAAGGAATAATGGAAGGAAAGGATTGGGTTTGGGATGGTGGTATCCTAAGAGAAGCCCAAGCTGCTAAAACATATAAGCAAATCAATACTTTAGTTGATCAAAAGCAACTAGATGAGAATAAAGCAAATCTTTTCAATGAGTTCTTAAACTCATTGTAAATATAATATCTACTAAATAAATATAGATTTAACTAAAAAATAAATCGGAGCTGTCCAAAATGTCTCGTGGTACGAATTTACAAGAAATGGAGCAATCTAAAACTGCCGTGAATGCCAATGCACCTGCACCTGAAGCAATGCCTAAGTTGACAACAGGTGGCACTTCACCCTCATATGAGGATCTAGGTGGACCTACACCTGAAAACGCTAGTCCTACTAACGACTCTGCCAAGTTGAAAGAGCCGAAGATTAAGACTGTTGCAGATGTGGTCACTAAAAATGCTACCAAAGGGGATTCAGGAATTCCTAGTGGTAATGCAACGCCAGGTACACTTAAGCAAGGAGATGAGCTAGAAGTGGAAGATTCACAAGAAGTGGTTGCTGAAGACCAAGTAGAAGAGACAGTGGATGAAACTGTTAACATCGATGATGATGTTAATGCCCTCTTAGGAGGAGAAGAATTATCCGAAGAATTTAAAGAGAAAGCAAAGGTAATTTTTGAAGCTGCTCTTAATTCTAAGGTAAAAGAGATTCAAGAGACTCTTGAAGTCCAGTATGAAGCAAAACTCGAGGAAGAGAAAGCAGAACTTAAAGTTGCTTTACAAGATCGTGTAGATTCTTATCTTGAGTATGTTGCTGAAGAATGGATGGTAGAGAATGCTCTTGCAATTGAACATGGTCTTAAGACTGAAATGACTGAATCATTCCTTAGTGGAATGAAGGGTCTCTTTGAAGAACATTATGTAACTATTCCTGAAGACAAATATGATGTGCTTGAGAGCATGGTAGAAAAACTAGATGATATGGAGACAAAACTCAATGAGCAGATTGATAAGAATATTGGATTGAACAAGAGACTCGGTGAGTCTGTTGCTTCTAATATCTTAGAATCAGTTTCTGAAGGGTTGGCAGCAACTCAAAAGGAAAAGCTCGCTTCACTTGCTGAAAGTGTAGAGTTTGATAGTGAGACACAATATCGTGAAAAGTTAGAAGTTCTTAAGGAGTCATACTTCACAAGAACAACTACTGAATCTGCTAAAGCACCTAAGGCTGCTCAAACCCTTTCTGAAGGTGTAGATAGTACTGTTGCACCAGTTGCTGGTGGAATGGATGCTTATGTAAGAGCATTAGGAAACTTCAAGCAGAGCTGAACTAATTATTAATTCAAACGTAAATTTTCACACTTTATAGGTAAACGCAATGTTCCAATCAGAACATCTGCAGGAAAAGTGGAGTCCTTTGCTAGACTATGAAGGTCTTGACCCAATTAAAGACAGTCATAGAAAAGCAGTTACCGCTGTCCTGTTAGAAAACCAAGAAAAATTTTTAAAAGAAGAATCAGCATTTAATTCTGGTGGATTAAATCTGATGGAAAGCCCAACCAACTCTGCTAACGCAGTTGGTGCTCAAGGTGGATTTGGTTCAGATGCCACTGCAGCTGGTCCAGTTGCTGGTTTCGACCCAGTTCTAATTAGTCTTATCAGACGTGCAATGCCTAACTTGGTCGCTTATGACCTTGCTGGTGTTCAGCCAATGTCTGGTCCTACTGGACTAATCTTTGCAATGAGATCACGTTACACTTCACAAAGTGGAACTGAAGCTCTATTCAATGAAGCAGATACAGCTTTCTCTGGTACAGACTCTAACTCTGATACTACACTAACCAGACCTTTCTCTGACGTTGATGTAGGTATTGGTACAGTTACTCAGAATGGTACTAACCCATCTGCCCTTAACCCTGTAGGTACTGCATCTACAAACACTGCAGCATATACAGTTGGTCAGGGTATGCCTACTGGTGACTCTGAGAACTTAGGTGCTGGTGCTAATAACCAGTTCAACCAGATGGCATTCTCTATTGAGAAAGTCACTGTTACTGCTAAGTCAAGAGCACTAAAAGCTGAGTACTCATTAGAACTAGCTCAAGACCTCAAGGCAATTCATGGTCTAAATGCTGAAGCAGAATTAGCAAACATCCTTTCAACTGAAATCCTTGCTGAAATCAACAGGGAAGTCATTAGAACAATCTATATGACTGCTGAACAGGGTGCTGTTTCTAATACTGCAACTGCTGGTGTATTTGACCTAGACATTGACTCAAATGGAAGATGGTCAGTTGAGAAGTTCAAGGGACTTCTGTTCCAGATTGAAAGAGATGCAAATGCTATTGCACAGAGAACACGTCGCGGAAAAGGCAACATGATCCTCTGCTCTGCAGACGTTGCTTCAGCTCTTACAATGGCTGGTATCCTAGACTATACTCCTGCACTTAATGCAAACTTGAATGTTGATGATACAGGCAATACATTTGCTGGTACAATCAATGGTAAGTTCAGAGTTTACATTGACCCATATTCTGCTAACCTTGCTGCTGCTAACACTGCTACCAACTCTGGTAATCAGTACTACACAGTTGGCTACAAAGGTACTAGCCCATATGATGCAGGTCTGTTCTATTGTCCTTACGTTCCTCTACAAATGGTTCGTGCTGTGGGTGAGAACACCTTCCAGCCTAAGATTGGCTTCAAGACCAGATATGGTATTGTTGCTAACCCATTTGCTCAAGGTACAACACAAGGTAATGGTCGCCTAATCATTAACTCTAACCGTTATTACAGAAGAGTTGCTGTTAAGAACCTAATGTAAATCATATTACATATCTCACAAGACCTCCTCTTGCAGGGGGTCTTTTTTTATGTTCCTCTAAATAAATACGGAGACCTGCTTTCTACCAATGTTTTGTAAAGTAAAGAAGAGTATTAAAGAATATCGTGAGTGGAAATTAAAATTCTATACTCGCATGTTAGATAATTTAGAGATAAGATCTGCTGCTATTAATGCTGCTAAAGCAAAACTAGAAGAGCAGATAGAAAGAGATACTGTAGTAGATAAATAATTAAAAAACTGGTGATATGGCGTTCCGTATACAAAAACCTAGTATTATGCCCAGTGTAGGTACAGTGTACTATAAAGGTAGCAATCAGTGGGATGAAACATTTGCTAATAGAAAACTTTATGATACTGAGGCAGCTGCTAAAGCAGAACCTTATATCTACAAGTGGGAAAATGCTACTGTTGTAGATGAGGGATAGATATGAAATCCTTTGCTACATTTAGAGAAAATTTACAAGATAGAAGATTACAATTACTAAGAAAGCAGAAAGCACAAAAACAACAATCTGCTGAAGCTGGTGATAAAGCACGTGCTTCTTTTGAGAAAGAAGTAGATGATAAAAGAGAAGCAATTGCAAAGAAAGAAAGAAAGATGAAAGAAAGAGAACAGATAAAGCAAGAAGTTAAAAAAGAATTGCAATCAGAAGAATGAAAACCTTCAATAATTTCATGGAGCAGAAAAAATGTCCTGCTGGTATGAAATGGGATTCAAAACTAAAAGACTGTGTTCCTACTGGTAAAATATATGGTATGCGCTGGTGGGGTGTAGGTCGACATCAAAATGGAGAAAATGGTAATGGAAAAAGCGGTAACGGACATGCTAATGGGAATGGGCATAGTGGAAATGGTAATGGTAATGGTGGTAACGGTGGCAGCAATGGTGGCGGTAATGGCGGTGGTGGTAATGGCAATTAGTAAATAAGTATGTTATAATGTACAAAAATGTACTTTAATTATGGAATGGGTCTACAAAATCTGGACTGAACTCACTTGGGTTGAGGGATTTATTTTTACATTATGGTTGGTTGGACTTTATTGGGGTAAGAAGAAACTAGATTATAGGTTTGCTCGTAAAACCCAACATGCTTGGGATAAGAGTGTATATAAGGTAAAAGTTGTTGATCCTGTTACTGTTACTAGGAGAAGGGTATAATGTCTGAAGAATTTACAAGAATTGCTAACTCTTTAGAGAGAATTGCAACTGCATTAGAACACCTACATATTGAAAAGATTGATCATGCTCATATAGATGATATTGGTGAGATACATGGTGATGTTGTTACACATCCTAAACAATTCTAACTATGGCACAGAGTATTAAATTTACTATCAGACAAGATGGTACTGTAACTGAAGAAGTTATAGGAGTTACTGGAACTCAATGTTTAGATCTAACTGAAAAGTTAGAAGAAAAATTAGGAGTAGTCCAATGGAGAAAAGAAACTCAAGAGTATTATCAACCACTAACTACAGAAGAAAATGTCACACTTCAGCACAATCAAAACAACGATTAAGAATAAACCTGAACTTGTAGAAGCATTAGAACTTCTACAGTATAATGTAGTTCAAGATGTTAAATTGGAAAATCCACTTGACCATGAACATAAACAATGGCAAGTTGATGTTGCTATAGGGGATGATATTGGATTTAGATTAAACAAAGATGGTGTATATGAATTAGTAGCAGATATACAAACTTGGAAAGATCCAG